GCCAAAGTGGCCTCTGGACATACACGCTTATCATAAGCAGCATAATCTCCAGCGACCATACGTATGGTAGAGTATTTTGTCAATTTTTCAGTCAATCTAGTCCACTCTGGACCATGTGCGTTAATTCCAACAGCACATTCGAAATCATCCCAATTGGTCTGAATGACACGAATAATAGACAAATAATACTTTCTTACCAGTAATGTAAATGCGAGTTCGCACCCAGCAAATACACGTACTTTGTTCTTTGTAAGCTTGGTGGCTTCATCTTTCAAATTACCACGAAACACGGTGTGAATTCTTTCGCCAGAAGCTAAGATATTCTCCATGTTTTCAAGCTCGTCCCAAAATTGTTGATCCATATCTAATGGACAAGTAATCCCATCAATTTTAACATCAGATTCATAAATAAAATTTTTCTTCTGCTTACTGATTGGAAAACCCATAGATGTCGTTAAATCGACTCTATCAACAGAATTGATACCATCTGCTCCAGCAAGAATTACTTCATGAGAATACGGATGGACCAAATCTATCATTTCAGGTTTGCGTTCAAATATTTCATCCACCATGGCATTCATATCTTCCCTCGCTTTCTTAAGAATCGATGGTCGAAATTTGCCCGTTGGATGTGACATAAGAGATAAATCTCTCTGCCAATGTACCCAAGAGTTCATACCCTTAGGTTTTCCATGTGCTTTCGGCAATCCCATGACTTCTTCTACAGAATCTGAGATTACGCTCTTACGAACTTGTGATTTAAAGGTACGAGTACCCAATGGATGTGGTCCATAAACCTCACCAATAGGTTGCTTGTCTTCCTCATCCTCAAGCCAATTTACAGCACTGGATGGTGGAATATCCCCTTGTGGTGTGTAATCAATCCCATACTTTTCAGTTGACATTGTTCCACTTGAATGTGTCTCAAGAACTCTTAAAAATCTTAAAGCTTGAATGGCTTTGTCGACTTGTTCTATCGTCAATTTCCCACAAGCTCCTCTACAGGAGTTAGGGTATCCCGCGAGATGAAATCCTCCAATAAATGGCTGAGATCTTCTCGCAATGTGTGTCATCATACACAATCCTTTAAAAGTCTCCTCTGTGTAATCATAAAAGAATCCATCAAAGGTCTTACCTGCAGAACTAATATTCGCATCCTGTATTACTTGGATTTGATTACGAGTTACTTCACCATCAGGCGACTTAAAAAGTGTTGTACAATGTACACCAGTCATGTTATATTTATCAGTAGGTAAAAATTTAGCCAAATCAGGCACATCCCCACCACTGGTAAGATTTAACACAATGAAATCGGTATCCGGAATTCTATACCAGATTTCAGGACCAACAATTTGAGTAGGATTTTTCCCTAACACACCTAACGGTGTGGTTTGGATTTCCACTTCATATTCTTGGTCGTCAAATATGTGCGAAGGTGCTAACCAATAATTACCCCTCAAGGGTATAATATTGCATTTGCGCCTTTTAGTTCGCTCCATATTCCAAACATACAAATGTCCCATAGATCTAGATACTAAATCTGCCAATTGTTCATGTGTAGCTCTTGAGCTTGACAAAGACACTGGCACAGGAATTTGTACGACGCGCTTCCAAGGACTCTCAGCATCTGTTTCCAAACGCTTTGGTACACCAAGTGCACTGCCTTGTGGCACGAGTGTGCGAAATAAATTTAATAATTTACGCACAGAGAAAAAGACAACAGGAATTCCAATAGCAGCACACGCTGCAATTTTCAAAACCTTCACTTTTTCTTTTCTTGCTAATGATAATGTATCCGCTGCATACTTATACGCTTTAGTTACAAAGTTTGATTCATTAACAAGATCTTCCAATGACTTAGGTTCCGGTCCATCTTTGGAAGGAAGGGCAAATTCATCATAGATGTTTTTGTCCTTATTTTGAATATCCTCTTCTCCAGCTTGCTCATCAAGATCTATATCCACCAAACAATGATGGCATAAACACTTGAAACATGAATGAGGGCACAATTCCATATCGTACATCTCTTCAATGCTATCAACATAACTCTTCTGAAAAGCATAATGTTGAGCTGAATGTTCCTTTAGAATATCCATTGCCTCATAAATTGAAGCATCTTTTTTAATATTGACAAATCGATATCTATCTGCTTCATTCTCGTCTTGTGTACGAAGAATTTCCACATATTGAACATCAATCAGCCATGCATCAGGCATAGGATGCCCTTGCATTTTAAGTCTATCAAGACCTCCCGTTTTGGGATCGA